CAGCTTCTCGGCTTCCTCGACCTTGGCGGCAGCTTCAGCGGCTTCCGAGGCGATCTGCTCGGCGCTCTTGATCACCGGGTACTTGATCTCGCCGGTAACGAGATCGACAACCGGGAAACGGGAAACGTCTTCGCCGTCGAACGGGTAGCGAACCGCCGTGGAAGCGAGCAGTTCATTTTCCTCGATCGAAGTGCGCGGGTAGAAGGCCATGCCGGTCTTGACGATCGTCGTCTTCGGGGCAACGGCGCTTCGACCCTTTTCCTTGTCGGGCTTGGTGCCGGCGATGATGCCCATATGGATCGTGGCGAGCGCGATAAGAAGTCTGGCTGTCATGGGGGTGATCCTCCGTGGATGGAAAAACGGCGAGCCGAGGCCCGCCGCACTTAACGCTAGATCCGATTAGACGACTGTCGCACGGATCGAAGCGTTGGGATTGATCGGAACCATCAGCGGTGCCGACTGCGTCAGGATCACCGTGGCAGACGGATCTTCCGAGTCCCACATCTTCATGAAGACCGGAAGCGGCTGAAGCGAAGCCTTCAGATCCTGAATGGCACCGAAGCAAGCCACGCCGCCGATCGAAGGCGCGGTCATGACGATGTCGTTCGGAGACATGTACGGAACGACCGTGCCGTCCGGCTGCTGCCAGTAATCCGAGTAGACGTAGATATCGAGCGACTCGATATTGCCGACGTACTCGACTTCCAGCCCCTGCAACGGTCCCAGCTTCAGGTTGATGTTGGCACCAAGGCGGAACTGGATGTTCAGGAACTCGCGGATCTCGGCGTCCTGCTTCATGATCTCCCAAACGTTGGAGCCCACGGTGAGACGGTTCGACACGCCGCCGAACTTGGCGTCACGCATGATCTTGCGCATGCCGGACAGCGAAGACAGGATCGAGACGCCGGCTTGGCCCCAACGAGCTGCGCCCGTCAGTGCAATCGTGTGGCTGACATCGCGTTCGAAGTCCACGAGGCGTTCCGGGAAACGATCGTCCTTCAGCGTGATCTTGCCGTCGATGATCGCCTTGGAAGCCATCCACTCCCAACGACGCTCAACAGCGAAGCGGTGCTGACGGATGACGTCGGCAACGATCGCCTGATAGCGCTGCGCCGGGGTGAGCTTGACGCGGCCACGGCCGAGTTCGCCCAAGCCGGCCGCACGACGGATCATGCGGGTAGCCGAGACCGGGTCCTTGATCTTGATGTAGGCCGGTGCGACGGACGACAGACGCTCGGCAGCCGAGTAGATCGGCACACCCTGCGCGGTCGGAACCACGAGAGGGGCCATCTTGCGGATGTCGGTGATCTTGCTGAAATCGACTTCTTCGGTGTCGAAGGTGATCGTGGAGTTGAAGAAGGTCGAACGCCAGTAAGAGGCTGGCGGTGTCATGTAGTCATCAGCCCAAAACACGCCGAGAAGCGTTGCGCTGTCGTAAACTGTTTCGTCCATTTGCGTGTTTCCTCGCGTGTATTGGATCTGGATAACGTGGCCGAAGCCCGAACGTTAGTTCGGGATGTCGATCGCGTCGTTGGAGAATTTCGGGGTGGATGCCCGGAGCGGCGAACCGAGCGGGAATGCCTGTTCCTTGAGCGCCGTCGTGGTGAACGAAGCATCGTAGAGGATGCCGAGAGTCGACCAGTGACCGGACGTGTGGATCGGGATGCGACCGGTCGCGCCGGACAGACCGACGAGAGGGGCAGCAAGGATCGCATTGCCGTTGGCGACACCGGCCGTAACGGTGGCAGCGACGACGGTCTTGTTCTTGACATCAACGTGAACGACCGTCAGCTCGGGCAGGCTGGTGTCCGCGCCGAGAAGGTATTCGATGTCCTGATCGACAACTTCGACAGACGAGTCGAAGAAAGGTTCGACCGGGCCAGAGTACGACGCCGAAGCGAAGAACGCTGGGGCCGGGCTCTGACGGGGGATATGATTTTCAGCCATGGATCTTGTCTCCGTTTCAGGGCTGTCCGGGAATTAAGCGGACTTCTTTTTGCTGATGCCAGCTTCGTTGCCGTAGGAAGCAAGGATGCTGTTGACCGACTTGTCGGTCTTGGCTTCCGCGCTGTCTTCCTGCGTTTCGTCTTCCCCGGAGCCCACGTTCGGCTGCTGGCCGTTGTTCATGGCTTCCGCGAAATGGTTGCGGCCTTCGATCTTGCCGGCGACCGGAGCGGGCTTCTGCTCGGCAGTGGCGACGACAGGCTTCTCTTCCGGCATGCCGGCGAGAAAGCCCTTGGCCTGATCGAGCGTCATGTTGGAAGCCATGGCGACCTGCTTGGCGGCTACCGGGCGGGTCTTGGCTTCGTCGGAGCCCATGATCGCGTTGATACGATCGAGCTGAGCGGTTGCGCCGGCCGTCAGACCTTCAGCGTAACCTGCGGCTTTGGCATCCGCGACACCCTTGTCATAGGTTGCCTGATCGATGCCGGTATCTTCCGTGCCGGGCTTCTGGCCGGTAACATTTGGCTGTGCCATGTAGGCGTCTCCATCTTCGTTGACTTCACTGGTGAACGTCACCATTTCTTCTTCTAGCGCGCCGAGACGATCCGCGAGCCCGACATCGATCCCATCCTGCGCGTCATACGTCAGCGCTTGGGTGGCTACTACATCTTCCACATCCATGCCACGGGCAGTAGCAACATGCGAGGTGAACACCACGTAAATCTTGTTGATGCGTGCCGCGATACGAGCTTTTACCGCTGGTTTCAGCTTCTCGTAGGGATTGCCGTCAACCTTGTGATCCCCGGCGAAGATGAAGGTGACTTCCATACCGGCCTTCGCGATGGCGTCGGCATACGAGATATGGACCGTCACCACACCGATCGAGCCTACACCGCCAGAGCGGGTGACGATCACCGTAGAGGCGCAGCACGCAATCGCGTAAGCTGCCGAGTACGCGGAGTCCGCAGCAAAGGCGCGAATGGGTTTCACGTCGCGAGCTGCGAGGATCTTCTCGCAAAGCTCAAAGCAGTCCGTCACCATCCCGCCCGGCGAATCAATCACCAACGCGATGCCCTTGACATTATAGTCATCGAGACCGCGCTTCAACGCCATCTCGATGTACTTATAGCCGGTGGCCCACCGGCCGAAGCTGTAGGAGAACTTCGCCAGCAGCGTGCCCATGACGGGGATCTGGAGGACGCCTTCGATCACGGTGTACGGACGGTAGTAGGTGCGCCAGTCGTCGTCTTCCCCGGAGCCCCAAAATTCCTCGTCGCTGACGGCTGCCGCTGACGGGTGATTGATCTCGGCCGAGCAACGTTCATCCTTCTCGACGTGCGCGATGGACGACTGGAAAAGGGCCGCGCCATCCTCGCGGATGAGCATCGGCTGGAGAGCTACACTGTCGAGCAGTGGCGAGCGATTAAGCAGCGCGCTTGTCATTCTGTTTGGTTCCGTTCTCTTCGTCGTCAGCCGACTGCGGCGTGCCGGAAACTGCGTTCAATTGGTTCTGCGCGTCGGCCGAGAACACGAGATTGAGTTCCTTGCGCATGGCCTGCTCGCGGGCGAGCTGCTTGTAGACCTTGCGCCAGTCGCGGCCGAAGCGCGCCAGCTCGTCTTCCGCTGTAGACAGACCGCCTGTCAGACGCAACACGGCTGCCTGCGTTTCCTTCAGCTCATCGATCTGGCCGCGAGCTGCGCCAATCCACTCGGCATTGCAGTAGGCTTCGGCGTTGAGGCCGTCGTAGAAGTTCGGAGCCTTGGAGAACTTCATGGTCTCCAGACCGCCCTTGTTCATCTGCTCTTCGAACCAAAGCATGTAGATCATGGAGGCCATCTTGTCGGCCACGTGCCGCTTGCGCGACTGCTGGAACTTCCACGTCTCCGTGAGAGCTGCGCGGGCCGACGAGTAGTTCGTCTTGCTGTAGTCCTTCGAAAGCTGCTCGTAGGACACGCCCAGCGTCGAGGCGATGTAGCGCAGCAGCGACTGCTCGAACTCCTGTCCGACGCCACCGGGCGCACCGGAGTTGCGCAGGTTCAGGCGCGTGCCGGGGAAGAAGTGCGGGATCTTGACGTTGTCGATCGTGAGCCCCTTGGGGCCGACGAACTTGGCGACGGCCTTCAGGTACTCCGTGCCGTACTTGGCGACCGCGAGACCTGCGCCGCCCTGCCCGACGCCCATGGCTGCATAGGCTGCTTCAGGCGGCAGATCCGACTCGATCGAGGCGGCGTACATCGCCTGCACGACAGCTTGCTGGAGCGTGATGTCGCGGAACTTCTTGGTGATCTTGATCTCTTTGAGAGAGGCCACGATGTCGGCCACGGCGCGAGACTGAGACGCCCGGAACTGTTCCTTGATATGGATGACCTGTCGCCGGCCCCACGGCTTCTTCACCGGGACATAGGTGAACTCGTTGACATCCTGAAAACGGTCGTAGTCGGCCGGGTGGGCGTTGCGGATGTAATAGCCGATCGGAGCCCCACGGCTGTCCTGATGGACGCCGCCCCGGACAATCCGGCCGTCCAGAGATCCGGTGACGCCGTCGATCCCGAAAGGGTTCTGGAGGCGATCGAGATCCACCATCTGGATGGCCGTCGAGAACGGGCGGGGCTTGCCGCGCAGCCACTCGGCCGTCGCCAGAACTTCGCCTGTCTGCGTGTAGATCCCGAGCGCCAGCCGGATCAGGCCTGTGAGCGTCTGCGAGCCCGCCGCGTCGAACCAACAATTGGGGCTTTCCGCCGCGAGCGTGAACTTGGCTTCGGTCTCTTCCTGAAACTCTTCCTCCCACGCGTCATCGGCCTTGCCGAAGAGGATCTTCGTCTCAGGCTTCGCGTTGAGAAGGAACATCGAGCCTACGATGCCATCCTTGTGGATGTTCGAGCCCGACTGGAGGTGGCCGTCGTTGCGCAGGGCATCGCGGGTCCGCATGTCCACGAGCTGCTTGCCGGCCAGCATGTCGCTGTCGGCAGATCCACGCGACGGCTCCC